CGTTTGCTGTTCTTGGTTGTTCATCCTTCTTCTCCCTTGGTGGCATCCGTGGGCGGAGCGCCGGTCACTTTTGCGTTCGGCGTCATTGCGTCGCCACCACCGGCAGCAGATCGCCGTTGTCGTCAAAGTCGTCGCGCAGGATAGTCAACGTCTCGTCGCTCGCTGCCTCGATCACCTCGCGGAAGGACCGGAAAGGCTGCCCGGTCCCTGGGTTGATCTTGGGTGCGCCCATGGCGTGCTTCACGGTCGCCTTTACCCAGTTCGGCATCACGGTGAACGACCTGTCAAGCTGGTCAATCAGTTGGTTTCGTTCTTCTGGCGTCATGGTATGTTTTTCCATATGGTATGTTTTTACATATGCTGAAACGCCGAACAAGCGCTTCAACCCCGGACCTGGCGCAAACAGCCGCGCCAGTCCGGTTAAGCTATCCGTTGGCCGCCGCTACGCGGCGTCCAACGACACCGGAGCCGTGGGTCGCATTGCACTTCGGGCACGGGATTCCCCTCTTTGCTTCCGTTACCGTCAGAAAGTCCAGCCAGCCGGTTTCGTACCCACATCGAACGCACTGCATCCGCACTGTCGCGCCGCTGCCGTCATCGCCACAGCAGTCGCCACGTGCGTCGCAAACGTGCATCAGCTTCTGCGGTGCTTTGCGCGGTGGCTTCAGTTCGGCGAACATGTCTGGCGTCCTTGTCATGAGCCACCCCCGACTGGCGCATCGAGCGGACCCTCAGCGGCCCGGACCCTCGGCCCGGAAAACAGCATAGGCCGATCAGCCATGATCCCCTCCTCGCGCCACCGCCAACGCCACCGCCACCGGGCGCACCCAGATCGGCGTCGACGACAGTTGAAACGTCTCGCCCGACCAGGCCAGCAGCAGAGTCCGGCCCATCTCGCTGGCGATCGCCTGGGCGGCCGCGGGCGGTACCGCGTTGCCGATCCGCTCGCGCCAGGCGCTGTCCGATAGCCCGTCCAGCTCGAGACGCTCCTCCGGGTCGACCAGGCTTTGCAGCGCTGCCAGCTCAAGCGTCGTGAACGGCCGGTGCCACGTGCCATCCAGGGCACGGATCACCGCGATCAACTTGTCAGCCTGGGCGGGCATCACCTTGCCGTCGCCGGCACACTGATCGACGCGCGGATCGGCCACGCTGAAGCGGCCGTTGTCATGCCCGGCCGCCGACGACACCGCCCCCATCGGCACATCCCACGGCACCACCCCGTAATGTCCGGCGGTCAGGTAATGGTCGCCCTTGCCGCGATCGAGGTTCGGGCGTGGATCGGCCACGGCAAACGCCCCGTTGCCTGTCGTGCTGCCGGCGATCACCGTGTTCGCCGGCGAATCGAACGGGGTGACGATGTACTTTCCCTTACCGCCGAAACCGGATTTAGAACGTGGATCGGCGACCGCGTAGGCGCCAGAATCGTCGCCGCCGATCACAGTCCCGGTCCGTGCATCCCAAGGCGTTACGGCGTACTTGCTGAACAGCGGGCCTTGCGGCGGACGCGGATCCTGCACCGCGAACATCCCCTGCCCCGGGCTCTTGACGTTGATCACCGCGCCCATCGTCTCGTTCCAGGGGCAGACGCCATACTGGCCATAGTCGTTGCCATGGCTGACGAACCTCGGGTCAGCCACCGAAAACGCCCCATTCGTCGGACCGCTGCGCCCCTGCACCGTCCCGGTCGGCGCCTGCCAATCGCACACCCCCAGAAAGCCAGCCCGGTAATCCGGCACAATCAGGTAATCCGCCAGCGACCCATCGACCACGGTCAGCCGGTTCAGCGACCGCCAATCCGACCCCGCCTCGACAAACGCCAGGCGCACCCAAGTCTTCCATTGCAGCGACGGAATGCGATGCATCGGCCCACCGGCCGCATCCCCGGGCAACGGCATCCGCCCCAGCACCGTGCCCACCGACGCCAGCGCCCGCTTCGGCGGCTCATACAGGAACGGCGGCACCTTCACCTGATGCCGGGCGACCAGCAGAAACCGCTTGCGCGACTGCGCCAGGCCGCCCAGCTCGCCGCAATCGTGCGTCGTCTCCGCTACCGCATAGCCATAGGCCGCCAGCAACCCGCCGATCTGGTCCAGCAGATGCCGGCCCCGATTCGCGATGCGCGGCACGTTCTCGAAGACGATCAGCTCCGGCGGATCATCCGCCCAGGCCTCCAGCATCAGCCACACGCCGCGCACCGTCAGACGGTTCAGCGCCTGATACTTGTCCGACTTGCTCTTGCCCTCGGCCAGCAGCCCGGAAAACCCCTTGCAGGGCGCCGACAGGAACACGATATGCGGCCGCTCGTTGCCCGCCGCGCGCCGGATCGCCTCCGGCCCGCACTCGCGCCAACCCGCCGGCGGCTCATGCCCGTGGAAATCGACGAACTGCGACTGGTCGAACATATCCAGCACCGTCCCCGGCACCCCGGACAAGCGCCCGAAGTCGCGGATCGCCGCCGCGTCGACATCCACCCCGCCGATGCAACGGAACGCCGCCGACATAGCCCCGACGCGCGCCTCGCCGCGGTTAAACCCCGCCGCGCCGCCGCCCAGGCCACAGAACAAATGGAAATGACGGATCTCGCGGATCATGCGGGCACCCCGCGCGCCGCCAGCACCGCCTTGCGCCGCCCGTCGATCTCCGCCCGGATCAGATCCTTAAACGCCACGACCACGCTCAGCGCCGCCTGTTTGCTCTCTTCCGGGCGCCGTGCCAGCGCGCAGCCGGTCACCGCATCCGACACCCGCCAGCCGGATTCGCCGAAGACGCCCTCATGCAGGACCAGGCCGTCGACCCCCAGGCCGAACACCGAGAACCCCGCCACCGACACCGGCGCCACGGCCGGATCGGCCGCCACCGCCATGAACGTCGTATCGGGCGACGTGCCGACCCAGGCGGCGCTCACGAGGCCACCTCGCTGGCCAACGCGAAGACGTCGTCGCACACCTCGCCGAAACAGCGCCGCGCCACGCCCAGGTCAACCGGCACGATAATCAAACCATCCTCCCGCATTTCCTTGCAAAAGCCTTGGGTATTCAGCCCCACGCTGACCACCTCACCCGTCGCCGGATCGATCCCCGCCAGCGCCGGCTTCAATGGCCCGGCGCTCATGCCGCCACCCCGCCCCGCCCCGCCTGCGACTCACGCTGGCGCCAACGGCCATGCAGCACCGCCATCCCCAGATACGCCGCCGCGCCCAGCAGCTCCGTTTCCCAGGCCCCGAAGTCCGGCTTGCCGCCCGCCTCCATCGCCTTCTTGATCGCCTGCCCAACCAGGAAGCCATTCCCCGCCGTATTCGCGATCGACACCCACGGCTGCTCGAAGAACGGCGTCGCCTCGCCGCCGTGGCGCGCGCCCTTGCCGCGCGTCACCTGGCGCACCACGTCGGCGAACACCTCGAACAGCGGGTGATCTGTCTCGCGCAGCGACTGATAGGCATCATGCAAGGCCATGTCGAACGCCTCCGGCACCTCATCATCCGTCGCCACCTCCAGCCGCTCGCGCATCGCCGCCACGATCATCTTGTAGCCCGCCACGTCATTGATCGCGTCATGCGCCTTCGCGCGCAGCGCCAAGATGCGCGCTTCGGAATCCAGGAAGTCATCCACGCCCAGCCAGAACAGCAGCGCATCGCGCTGGCCGATCACCGCATCCAGGTCCGCCTTCAGCGCCTCGAAGGCCTCGGCGGCCACGTGGCCAGCGTCCGACGCGCGCTCAAACGCGCCGGACGCCTCGCCCACCCCCACGGCCGGATCAGGCACGGGAAAGGAGACCCCGCCCTCACGACTGCCGGTGTTGTTCGGGACACCGCCGGCTGGTCCCGCCGCCGGCACCTCGCCCGGCGACTGCTGCACACCCTCGAACAAGTCCGGTCCCGACGCCGTACCCTGAAAACCCCGCTCCGGCGTGTCGTACTGAAACACCTGATTCCGGTTGCCCTGGCCCTTGTTCGGGTTATCCACCATCCGGCGCACCAGGCGCACCGGCTCCCGCGTCGCCAGACTCGCCAGCACCCGCGAGCAATGCTCGATATCCTCGAAGCCGTCCGCCTGGCTATACAGCTCGCGCGCCGTCATTGGCCCCAACAAACGAACCGAAGTCACCGCCAGATCCGTCTCCGGCATCGAGTACGTGTCCTGCATCCTCAAAACGTCCGAAATCTCGTTCATGGCCTAACCTTTCCTGTGAACGCCCACCCGGGTCCACCCCGGACCGGGCTTGCGCGCCGCCGCCACCAGGGCGCGGCCGTTGAAATACAAGCGTTGCCCCGCCGTGAACGCCGCCTCGGCGGCATCCACCAGGCGCACACGCGAACGGGGAAGAATCGTCACGACCGGATAGAGGTTCATGCGACCGCTCCTTGAACTGGGGCGGGTAAATCCTGGTAACGAATCACCGACCAGGCCGTCCCGGGGAAACGCAGTTCCATCAGCCGGGATACCGACAGCGCCGGCGTCAAGTCGGCGTACCGAGTCGCATCGGTCGCCTGCGATACCGGCTTGGGCAGCCCCGCGGGATGCCCGACGAAGAACGCCGCCCGCGTGCTCTGTTGATCGAAGGTGCAGACGACGATCATTCCGGCGCCCTCGGCAGGGACAACAAATCTTCCTCGGCAAGCCACCAGGCCTCACCCTTCAGCGGCTCGCCATCGTCATCGCCGATAAAGGCCTGATAGTTTTTGTTCCAGGTGTACAGCTGCGCATCCAGACAATTCCCGTGAAACGGGCCGTCCTCGGGCAACAGAATCAACACCGACACAAACAACCCGCGCCCGACCGGAGGCGACGACGTCGGCCGCCACACCAGATCGGCGGCGCTCACGCCGCCCTCCTGACCGCCAGCACCCGCCCCAGCCGCTCATACAACAGCTCAGCCAGCAGCGCATACACCCTCGGCGTATCGCCTAGGCTCGCCGCTTCATACAGCCGCTGCATAATTTCCGGCTGATCGACGGGCTTCTTGATAAAGCCCGCCTCCTCCATTTCCTCGGTCGTCAACTCGCTCAGGACGTCGCCGACATCGATCTCGGCGGACACAGTGATGTAACTCCGTCCCATCACGCCGCCCTCCCCTCAAATGCCCGGCGCAGCGACGCGCGGGTCACCCGACCCACCCGGCCGTCGGTCTCCGTCAATGCCGCCTCCACCGCCTCGCGCGGTGTCGCCGTGTACACGCCCGTGGATCGGATCGACGCATGCCCCAGGGCCGACTGCACCACCCCGCGCGGATCGCTCGCCGTCGACCGGCGCATCACATTCATCGCCCGGGTATGGCGCAACCAATGCGGCGACGCCTTCGGCGGCAGACCCGCCCGATCCGCCCACTCGGCGAAGCGAAACTGAAACGCCCGCACCGACAGCCCCCGGCCCGACCGGCCCACCACCAGCGGCGCCGTCGCCGGCGCGTCGTCCGGTGCCAGTTCGAAACGCACCTTCAGCAGCTCGCGCAGATCCGCCTTCAGCGCCTCGGTCACAAACACCTGGTGGTCCCGCTTCTGGCCCTTCCGGTTTTCCCGAGGAATGAACAGATAGCCCGACTGCAACGCCGCCAGCGCATCGCCCAGCGTCACCTTCAAGAATTCCCCGATCCGCGCCCCCGAATGCAGCAGAGCCCGAATCGCCGCCGCGTCGCGCCGGTCCAGCGGCAACGCCGCCTGGCGCTTCAACACATCGAGCAAGCGCCCCTGCTCGACCTCTGTCAGATACCGATCCATGTTCGCTCCATGAAAAAGTCAGCCAACCCACCCGAGCACCACCAGCAACAGCGCCGCCGCCGCCAGTCCGCCCACCCAATCCGCCGACGCCACCAACGCGCGCCAATCGGCCCACATCACGCCACCCGTGCGCAGCGGCGCACCAACGCCCGCAACGCCTCCGGCGTCGACCGCTGGCCCAGGCGCACATTCCGGCCCGGCGCCACGTTCCGGAACAGCACGAACCCCGAAGGCCGCACCGCCACGAACATCCCCGCCTGGCGCGCCTCCAGCTTCGCCACCTCGACCGCCACCTGATCCAGTTGAACCATCATTTCGACACCCCCTCCTCCGGCCGCTGACGCTTCAGCGGGAAACCCAGGCGCTCCAACTCGGTCCGAAAACACATCACAAAGTGATGCACCGGGATCGACACCGAGGCCCCCGCCGGCAGATTGTTCGTCGCCCGCACCAGGCCCCGCGCCGCCAGCGACTCCGGCACCGGCTTAGCCACGCACCATCCCCTCAAGGCGGGTCAGCAGCGTCAGCAGCGCCGTCACCGCCTGGTAAAGCTCCGTGTGCAGCTCGGCATACTCCGCCGCCGACACCCGGCCATCCGCCAGCGCCGTGCGCAGCGCCCGGGCAAACTCGCCCAGCGCCAAGTCGCGCTCGCAGATCAGGTCCAGCAGGGCCGCGTCCGACTGTTCGGACACCCCGTCCAGTGGCACGAACACCCCGCCCAGGGACTGGCACAGGGCATGCACGATGCGCATGTCGCGGGTCAGTTGCGACCAGACGAGCGCATCCGCCAGCGTCGGCTTGTGGTGCGCCGAGTCGTGCGGGTTCGCCTTGTTCAAGATGACGCCGGCGGAAGTCCCCGTCAGGGAGGCCAGCTTGTTCGCGCCGAAGTCATGCACCACGCGGTACACCGCGTCGTTCACGTCGGCCGGGTTGCGTAGATCCGCCATCGAAACTCACCTATTCGCTCTAGGTTGAGCGGCGGATACTGAGGATGCACACCCTCGCGGTCCGCCGCGAAGCCTGGTCAGGGCGGGAACCCTGATCAGGCGCCTTACATCAAGGAATCAAAGTGCTCAAGCCGCGCTTCTTTCCGACTTCGTCACCTTCCTGGGCGCCGGCTTGCCCAGGGACTTCAACAGCCGATAAACGATCTCTGTGTTCCGGCTCCGACCATTCGCCACAGCGGCTTCAGACAAGTCATCCGCCAGCCCCTCGGGGAAACGGATCGTTATCGGCTTGCCATCTTTGCCAACCACCATCTTGACCTCCTCACATGACTACACCGTGTAACCACACATTACACGGTGAATCTATCCGAGTCAATAAAAAAGTGGCTACATGGTGAAACCATGGAAATAAAGACAAGAGACATCGCCCCGTTCGGGCTGCGCATGCCGCAGGAGCTGAAGGATCGGCTGGTTAAAGCCATGCACATCGCCGGACGGCGCAGCCTCAACGAGGAAATCAATGTCCGCCTGCGCGCCAGCCTCGACGCCCCGCCGCCTTACGCCGCTATGACCAATGGCATGGCCGAACCCAACCAAGGGAGTAGCAACACCGTGCGGCTCACCGACCACGAGCGCCAACTGCTCACCGAATTCAAGCGCCTGTCCGTCGAAAAGCAGCTTGCCATGCTCAGCCTGTTGAAATAGCCTCTCCCCAGACCAACACGGGAGTCCACCATGAAGAAAACCGCCCTGATCCTCGCCCTGATCGCCCTGATCGCCGCGCCCGCCGGCGCCGCCGACCTCACGATCGAACTCGACGCGCTCAAGCACAACAGCATTTTTCACCTCGCCGTCGTCCGCCTGATCAATACCAGCGCCGCGCCCTACGCCCGCGCCGAAGTCGCCTGCGCCTTCCTGAAAAACGGCAAAGCCCAGGCCGTCGGTCAGGCCACCACCTACGCCATCCCTGCCCGCGACACCGTCTTTTTTGAAGTCCTCGGCCCCGCCGCGCCGCCCGCCGCCGTCGACGAAGCCCGCTGCCGCATCAGCGACATCAGGAAATAGCGTACCCCGGCGGCAATTGCTGCCGCTGCGCCTCGGTGCGCCACGCGCGCCAGCAGTGGTTCAGGTGTCCATCCTGGTCGCGCTGCCAGAAAAACAGCCGATTTATCCGCCGCATGGCCACCGGCCCGACCGGATGATCGATCAACACCAGCCGCGCCGCCCGCGCACTCACCATCTCATCCGGCCGCCCCCAGCCGTCCCCGTCGACATACCAAACGCAGTTCAGCGCCTGGTCGGCGCAGATCGCCAGATTGAGGGCGATACTGCTGATGATTATCAGGGCGTCCATGCGTCGACCTCCGCGCGGATGATGTCCAGTTCCGCCAGGTCGGCGGCGCCGATGCGGGCCTTGAACGCCCGTGCCGTCTGATGCAGTCCGTTGGCATACATCGCCAGCGCCACCGGCATTCCCATCATGCCGGTGGCGTCCAGATCCAGCACATGCCCATCCATGCAGGTCCAGCCAATCGCAAAGGGCGCCCCCATGCCTTGCGCCGCCTGAGCCGCCTGCACCGCCGTGTTGATCCGTTGCACGGCGCGCTGATCGCTATCCATCGGGTGCCCACGGTAGGGGAAGCCGCCGGCCTCCAGAAGATCGCGCTTCTGCCGGCAGCGCGCCCAGGTGGCGGCCCGCTTGGCATCGAGGTCGACGACCGGCACGGGCATCGGCCCGGGGGTGTTGCCCGCCTTGAGCCACAGGCGATACTCCTCCCACTCGACCATGTCGCGGGTGATTTGCCGGTTATCGGCCAGCCGGATGACGCTGCGCGGCGCGAGCAGGTAGGCCATTACTCGATCCACCAGACAATCACAAGGCCATCGCCGCCGCGCCCACCGGTGCCGGTTGATCGCGGAGTGATGCCATCAGTGCGCGCCGCGCCGCTGCCGCCACCCCCGGCGCCACCCCCATTCGTTGCGGCGGCTGCTGCGGTCGAGTTTGCGGCATACGTGCCGATGGTGCCCGCCCCGCCCGGCGTGTAATGCCCGGCACCGCCGCCCGCACCGCTGCCGCCCGTACTCGCACCGCCGCTTGCCGCGCCCGTGCCGCCGCTTGCGTTGACAGAGTTGCCACCGTTACCGCCCGCCGCACCCTGGGAGCCGATGCCGGCGCTGCCACCGCCCGCACCGGGCAAGCTGGCGACGTTCAGTGTGGCGGTGCCACCGCTATTGCCGTTGAGGCTGTTTCCTGTTCCGCTCGGCGCCGCCCCGCCCGCACCGTTGCCAATATAGCCCGCACCATAGGCGCCCGCGTTGCCGGTATACGGCGAACTGTTGTCTATCGCGCCGAGGGCGCCGCCCGCGCCACCGTTGGCGGTGTAGGTTATTCCGCCGGCCGCGAAGGTCGAGACGCCGCCCGACGCCCCGTTGTTGCCCGCCAGGCTGTTACTGGGCCCGACGCCCGCGCCGCCCACGCCGCCTTGCCCAACGACGACGGTGCCGTTGGTGGATACGGGCACCAGCGTCGGCGGGATGCGTTCGCCCGCCCCGCCCCCGTTGCCGCCCTGAGCTTGGCCGCCGCCATAGTTGATGCCGCCACTCCCGCCCCCGCCGCCAGCACCGATCAACTCGATCCAGGCCGCGCTGACGTTGGCGGGTTTTATCCAGGTCCCGTTGGCGGTGAAGACCTGGCACTTGAGCTTGCCGACGGTCGAGACTGCGACATCGAGGCGCCCGGCCCACGTCGCCGTCAGGCGGGTGTCGTGCAGGGTGTCGACCTTGGCGGCCCAGGTGGCGGAGAGGCGGTTAGTCAGGGTTTTGAGTTTTCCGGGGATGCCGAGTAAAAAATCCATGGTCTTAGCTCCAGGTGGTCGCGGTCACGTTGCCGCTGCCGTCATAGGTGATGGTCTTGGTGCCGATCGTGTCGTAAGCGCCACCGGAATTCGCCGAGTAGGAATAGACGACGACGGTCGGGTTCCCAGCTTCGCCGCCGGTGGTCCCCCAGGTGATCGCCGCCTTGACCCGCTCGGTCCCGTTGGCATAGGTCAGGGTGGCGGGTTGCTCTGCCGTCCCGCCGCTTACGGTCAGGGGCCAGCCGAAGAATAGGCCGCCCATGATGCAGGCGTCCCGCAAGGCGAGCAGGTTCTTGCGGACGTAATCCATGGCCTGAGTTCCATTGTCGGCGGCCGGGTTGGGTTTGCTTGGGGTGAAGGTGTCATAAGCCATAGATCAGACTCCTTGATAGGCGTAGCGGAACGGGCTGGCGATGCGGTTCCCGGCCGCATCGAAGACGTGCACGTCAAAGGTGGTTGGGCTGCCGGTGACCACGTTGTCATAGGTCGCCATGCGCGCGGTGGCGCCTTCGGGCGTGATCGTGATTTTCTTTGTGGCGGTGTACTCGTTTTCCAGGGTGACGGTGACCGCCGCGCTGGTACTACTGGTGCCCGTCCCGACTTCCTCTCGGGGGACCGCATCCAGGCGCACCGACTGACTCGGCACCGAACAATGTAGGGTTGCCGTGGTCAAGGCTTGGTGACGTAGCCGTGCAAATCGGGCGTTTGTCTTGGCCGTCAGGCCGCCGTGATACGTCCATGCGCTGCCGTCTGGGCTGGTGCCTATTTCGCTGGCAATCGCACCGCTCACGGCTTCGGCGCTGGCGGTCCCGGTCCAATCGCCGCCGAGCATCTGCCCGAAATCCTCGGCTTCGCCCATCCACTCGCTGGTCATGCTCGCGTGATAACTGGCCAGGGGGGCGGTATAGCTGGCCATCGCGCCGGTGAATTTGGTGCCGAAGGCGACGGCATCTTCGGTCACCCAATGGCGGACGCCATCGTGTCGGTTCAGCCGATACTCGCTCATTCCGGTGATGCTGGGGCTGTCGCAATCGTAGCTGTCCACCAAGAAGGCGGCGGCGTCGCTGGTGATGGTGAGCGTAACCGTGGCGGCGTTGGCGCTGTATTGGCCGACCGAATCCAGGGCTTTGACGTGGATGGTCCATGTCCCGACCGGGATGTCTTGCGCGACGAACCTCAAGGCGTCGATGCGGTTCAGCATCCGGGCATCTTCCCAGGCCACGCCGACGCTGCCATAGCGCAATTCATAGCGCCAGATGTCGATGTCGGTGGCGGGTTCCCAATAGAGGTAGACCTTCCCGCCAGCTTCAAATCCGGTAATGCTCGGGACATCGCCTGGGATCAAGTATTTTCCGGCGGCGCTGGCGCTTTCCGTCGCCCAGGTTCCGACCGTGCCGATGGTGCTGACGGCGACGACCTTGACGGTGTAGATCAAACCCTCTTGCACGGTCGGCGTTGCCCACTCCGCTTCTCGGGTGGTCGTGGTATGGATCAGCGTCGCGCCGGCCCACAGTTCCACCCGGAAATTGGCCAGATAGGGATACTCCGCCGCCGCCCAGGTGGCCCGCATCCGGCTGGCATAGGTGCCATTCTCGGACTGGAAAACCTCCTCCACCAGCGTCAAGGCGGTCACGGCAGGCGGGCTCGCCGGGTTGGGCAGAGCGGTATCGGCATACGTCGGCTCGGCCTCCACGCTGTCGCTGTACACCGCCGGGTCATACTCCCGCGCCGCCACCGTCCAGCGCCCCGCCGCGCGACTGCTCACGGCGGTCACGCGCATCAACTTCGCCGTCAGGCCCACCGGATGCGACACCGTCACCACGTCGCCCACGTCCAGCGCCAGCGCCTCGTCGAAGGTCTCCCAGGAGGCCTCCAGATCTTCCAGCGACAGATGGTTATACCGCTCCACCGCCTCGCGCCAGGCCTGGGCATACCGCAGAATGCCCGGCAGGCTGACCCGACTCTCGCGCCGCGGCGTCGTCCCGGCGTCCACCCCGGCGGCCTTGACGATGGCTGATTTTTCCGCCCACGGCAGCACGCCCGTGTCGGTGTAGCGGACCTCCAGCACCGTCGGCACCTGGCGCACGCCGCGCTTCTTCAGGCGCATCGACCCCGCGACGATGGTGCCAGATGTGAACGTCATCACCGACGCCGCCGGCCGGTCCGGAATCAGCCGGTAGCCCTCGGCCCCCGGCACCACAAAACAGCCGGCATACGTGCGCAGCGCCTCCACCCACTGCCGGCACTCGCGCACGCTCTCCAGCGCCAGGCCGATCAGGCGCCGCTTGTGGCCGGTCGTCACCAGTTCGTCGCAGGCATCCGCCGCCGTCTCGACGCTCGCCCAATCGACCGTGCGACCCCAGCCATAGGTCGTACTGCCGATGAAATCCGCCAGACACAACGCCGGGTTATCCGACCACGCCGTCGTCGTCGATCGCGGGTCGTACACCTTCAGGCCGCGCACCGTCGCCGTGAAGGTCGGAAAGCCCTGCGAATCGCCGGCCGGCACCACAAATACCGAATACGCCACCCCTGGCAACGCGTCCGCGTAGGTCACCCCCGCCGCCGCATACGCCGCGATCAGCGTCGCATCCGCCGTCTGCCCGGCCGTCCCCGTGTAATGGGTCGCCGTCACGTTCGCCGGCAGCGCCGCATCGCCCATCCAGACCTGACTGATGGCATCGACCTCGCCCTGGCCCCAGACCGCCACCACCACCAGATTCCCTTGATAGACCAAGGCATCGGCGAGCTGCGCGCCGATCCGGGGCGCACCGTAGATCACCCGCAGCGGCGCATTCTCCGCCGCCACCTGGGCCTGCGTGTCGCTGGGCGTCGAAGCGACGGCCTCGATATCCCCCCGCGTCGCCAGCCCGCCACCCGTATCTTTCTGGGTGACGACCGGCGCGGCCGGCGGCGCCCAGACCACATCCGGCAGATGCGCGTAACCCGGCGGCGTATAGGCCATCAGACCTCCTCCATCGCCACCCACGCCGTCCAGCGGTTCCCCGGCGCGCGTTCATAGCGGATCGGCGCCGCGAACAACATCACCCGGGCCACCGCGTCCGTCACGCTGGTGTAATCGAAACTCAGCAACCGGTTCGCGGCATAGAAGGCGTCCAGCGTCGCCTTGTCGGTGGCGTCCAGATACGGATGCTCCACCATGATCTTCACCTTATCCGCGCTCAACAACGCCCGGCCGCGCGCCGTGCCATCCTCGGCGCGGTCGATCTCGATGGATCTCAGCGGCTCGGGGTCGCTGCCGTACCGGGTGGCCAGCGTCGGATAGGTCGCCATCAGCCGGCACTCCGTTCAAGCGTGATCGTCTGCCCGCCCCAGGTCATCTTCGACCCGGCCGGACGCAAGTGATTGAAGCCCGTCCCCGGACCGATGAACCGGCGCGGCGAAAACATCGTCCGGTGGCTCTCCGGCGCCAGCGTCGCCCGCACCCGGTCGGCGGCGATCTCGGCGCCATCCAGTACCCCGTCGAACACCAGCACCGGATCGTCGGCGTCCGGGTTATCCCCATAGAACGTCCAGATTCGGCAGCCGACATCCGCCACGCCCTCGTTCAGCAGCAACGCGCTGTAGGCCAGATCCGAATTTATGAACTCGATGTTCCCCGACTCACCCACCCGCACCGGGCCCAGCCGTCCGCCCGTCCAGGCATAGCCGCCCCACGACTGATCTCCCCGGCTGGACAGACGAATGACCGTCGACCAGACGATCTCGACCAGAAAGGCCGGCGTCGTCTGGGTCCGTTCGGTTTCCGCCTGAGTGGCGACGGACAGGGTTTTCATGAGTACCCCACCTCGACGCTCGCCGGCGTATCGACAGTCACATCCACCGACACCCGGCTATTCACCGTCACCGGCGTCGCCGCCGCCGCCTGCTGCGCCTGCGCCGCCGCCAGCATCGTCTCCGCCACCCGGCCCAGCGCCGACTCGATCGCGCTCACCATCGCCCCATGCTGGCTCTCCACCTGCGCCTGGCTCGCGTTCAGGCGCTCCGTCGTCAGCCGGTTCACATCCTCCAGATACGCCTGGTATTCATCCGCCACCTCGGCCTTCTGCGTGCCATCCAGCAAGCCATACGCCTCCAGGCTCAACCGGTTGATCTGGCTCGCCAGATCGCCGATCGCCTGCGGATCCACCGCCGCTTGCAGCCCGGCATACGCCGCGTCGATCTCCGCGCGCAGGTAGTCATATTTCCCGGCGCCATCCAGCACACTCATCTCGATGGTCCGAATCGACTCCCCGAACATCGCCGAGGTCGACACCAGCATCCCCTGAATCTGCCCCACCAGTGCCAACTCCGACTGATACATCGCCGACGTCGCCGTCCCCAGCGCCTGCGCGCTCGACAACGACCCATCGAACGCCGCCGTCGCGCTGCTCACCGCCGACGCGGCATCCGACCACTGCGCCCAAGCCGTCCGGCCCGCCAGACGAATCTGCTCCAGCGCATCGCCCAGCAGATCCGCATCGGTAAACGACGTGATCGCCGCCAGCGCCGTCGCAAAATTCACCGCCTCCTCGGCCGTCCCAGCGAACGTCGACAACAGCCCCTTGAGGGAATCGTCCAAGCCCTCGGCCTCGGCGATCAACGTATCGAACACATGATCGATAAACGCCGCCTGATCGTCCGACTTGAAGCCCCCTTTGCCGCCCTCGCCCACGTCGAAGCCATAACCGTAGGTATCGCCGACGCTGAACCGGTGCGACCCGGTCAACGTCCCGCCCATCGCCCGCAACAGATCCGCGTAACCGCTCGACGTCGTCAACAACGCATCGACCGCCTCGTTGTTCTCCTTGCTGTACTTCTCGCCCGTCTGCGACCCCCGGCCGAACACGTCGCCCGTGCCCAGGTCCAGCGACCCATACGCATACTTGCCGCTCGGCTTGCCGCCGAACAACCCCGCCAGCGCCGCGATGGCGCCGAGCACCGGCACCGCGGCCGCCGCAAACGCCCCCAGCCCCGTCGCCACCCCCGTGGTCGCGCCCAGAGCCGACGCGATGCCACCCACCGCCTCGCCGATCATCCCCGTCACCGCCGAGCCGATGCCGCTGATGGCCGACATCGCCCCGGAAAATCCCTGCGCCGCCGCGCCCGTCGACGCCGCCGCCGACCCGGAAAACAGCGACCCCAGCGCCCCCGTCACCAACCCCGCCGCGCCCTGCACAATCGGCTGGATGATCGGCTTCAACACCATCGTCCCGAACAGATCGCGTAAGGTTTTGGCGAAATTCTCCGCATAACCCTGACCCGACTCGAAACCGCGCAACAGCGCATCCGTCAGGCTCCGGCCAATATCCTCGTTCGCCCGCTCGCCGGTCGCCACCAGCGCCTCGGCCGCATCCGTCGGCAAAAACCGCCCCCACCAGTCCCGGCCCTGCGTCCCCACCTGGCTCGCCGTCGACCCCAGGTTCGCCATCTCCGCGCGCAACTCGCGCACCGCCTGCTCCTGGTCGCGGATGAACGTCAACGTCGCCTCGTCGCCGGCATAAATCGCCGCCTCGCCCAAGCCCTCCACCGCCGCACGCACCGCCGCCTCGGTCGACGCGATACCGATCACCATGCCCTCGCCGATCTGCTCGCCAATCGCCATAAAGATCCGCGACGGCGACTTGATACCCAGCAAGTCCTTCATCTCGCGCACCACCGCGCTACCCAGGCCGCGAATCTTGTTCACCACCTCCGTCGCCTTCGCCGCCACGCCGTCGATCAGGCCCTGGATGATGTCCCGACCCACCTGCACCCACTGCGCCGCCGTACTCTTGATGTACGCGATCCCCTCGGACAGTTTCTCGCCGACCCCCAGCGCCCCTTTCAGCCCGGCGGCAATACCCGAGCGCAAGCCATCCATCAGCGCCCGCCCGGCCGTGGCCCACACCCCGCCGCTCGCCGCCACCTTATTCGCCCAGGTCAACACCCCGTCCGGCCCCTCGATCAAGTCATACAGCGCCGTTCCCAGCGTCGCCGCCTTCTCGCCCGTCACCGCCTGAACCATCTCGTCGATCTGCCCTTTTAGCCAGGTACCGACCGCATCGCCCACCTTCCACGCCGCGAACGCCCCCACCATCGCCGCCACGGCCGGCGCCGCCGCCGCCATCACCGGCAGCGAGGCAGCCAGCGCCGGGAACAACGCCGTCAAGGCCGGCGCGGCAAGATGCCAAGCGCCAATCGCCGCCGCCGAACCCGCCAGCCCGCCCACCAGCGCCGTGATTGACGTCGTGATGGGAAACTCCGCGAACGCCCCGCCGATGCCACGCAATGCCGCTTCGAACGGCTTACCCTCGCGTGCCGCGTCCGCCATCCCGGCGGCAATCTTCGAAATCGGGTCCAATAGATCGGCCCCGAACTTGAGCTTGAGCGACCCGACCGCCGTATCGATCTCCGCCAGGCTGTTCTTGTAGCGGTTCGCGTTCTCGGCCATGGCGTTCGCGTTCGCGTAGTACGTCTGACCCGCCTTGAACAAGGCGTCCATCGATTCCGGGCTCTGCTTCAGCAGGCCCATGATCGATTGCCACCCCTTGCCAAAGGCCTCCGTCGCGATGCGCGATTGCTCGATGGGATCTTTCGTGGAAGCAATAGCTTCGGACACCTGCCGGAATGCCTCCAGTGGCTCCTTCGCCGTCACGCCGATGGACTTCAAGTCCTCGGCGGCCTTCTTGCTCCCGGCGGCGGCCGCCGCCATTTTTGTTTCCAGCTTTCCCATCGCTGACGCCGCAGCATCCAGCGTCGTGTTGTTCTGCTCGGCGGCGAACTTGAGCCCCGCTAAATCCTCGGCTGACACTCCTGTGCGTGCCGCCAGCTTATCGAATTCATCGCCAAGTTTTGCGGCATCCGTCACGGCATCCTTGACCATCGAAAAAACCTTGTAGCCCGCGCCCGCCAGCAGCAGCGCCGAGCCAAATGCCTTGATTTTTTCGAGCACAGGCGCCGAGCCGATCTCACCAACCTTCTCCGCGGCCTGCTTACCTGCGGACGCCAGATCGTCGACGTCCTTCTTCACGCCGCGCAGCGCGTCCTGGGATTGCTTGTAGTTTTCCGCCGCCCGCTTCGCCAGCCCGCTATCGAGTTCGATGCTCCCGCCGGCCTTGGCCGACACATCCGCGAAGTCGCGTTTCAGTGCATCGACGGCCGACTTGAAGCCGTTCAGTTCCTCCATGGCGCCCTTGGGCACAATCTCCACCGAAGGGGCGGACTTCGACGCCCAGAAGGCGTCCTTCAGCTTCGCGAACGTCTGCTCGGTCGCGTCTGTGTAGCCCCCAAGCAGCGCCGCCTGGGCGCGCTGGCTAACTGCCTGCGCCTCCTCGGTCACCTTGCCCATGTTCGCCACCGCCGACGCCACCGCGTCGCGCGTGTTGTCCACCGCCTGCAAAATGATGGATAGCTTCAGGTCATCACTCACGGAAATCCCCACACCGGGCGGAAGCCGGCTCATACGCCCATCATCGCCAGGCGCGGGGACAAAAAAAGGGCGGCAATCGCCGCCCTTCGTGGGTTTACAGGTCGCTACACGTCCGGGGCCGCCGGCTTGCGCGGCCCACGCCAACGCCGGGGCGCACCGGGCTCGGGCGCTTGATCGGCGGCAGGCTTGCCGCGCGCCAGCAAGGCCCGCGCATCTTCACCGAAATACTTCATGAAGGCCTCGGTGAAGTTGTTCCGTACCGGCTCAGGCTCGGGCGGCGCAACGGGGGCAGGTGCGCGCTTAGTCATGGCGCACCTCGCCAATCGGCTCGACGAACACCTGATAGGGCTGCGACAGAATGTCATCCAGGCCCAGCCACGTCAGCGCCTTGCGGATCGCCTCCACCGGGTTCGCGGCGCGGCGCATCAGTTTATGCTGGCCACTGTCCAGCGTCGTCACGATCACCTTGAATCGACGGGTCGCCATGTCACACCCCCGGCAGAGCCTGTTGCGGCTCATCCTGGCCAATCTGGTCCAGGGCCGGCACCGGCAGCGACAGCAGCCGCGACACATGCGCCACCTGGCCATGCAGCGCCCGGCGCATGCCCGGCGCCCCTTCACTCTTCAGTTCTTTCAGCAGCGACACCCGCAAACGGTGCATGCCAATCTGCTGCGGAATCGTCATCGGCCGCGACTCGCGCGGCAACTGCCGGCCCTCCAGCACGTCCAGCACCCACTTGCGGAATTCCTTCGCCCGCTCGGTACGTGACAGCATGCCCAGCAGATAGCAGCCGCGCGGCGAAAAAATGCGCACCTGCTGACGACCGCCAGCGGTGTCCAGTTCGACGAGGCTGGTCATCTCGTCGGTGAACTCGTCGGCGTTGCGGTCGAAAATTTTGCCTAGGTCGCTGGCCGGGTTTTTGTACCCCAAGGCACTGGCAATCTGCCCCCCCCTTAGCCACGGAATATTGTGAATATCTACAACATCAAACTCGACATCTTCGAAAACAAGAACAGACGTTCCTGATGATTGAGTAGCCATGATGGCCTCCTGTGGTGATTACGAGTCACCCGCCCCGAAGGGCGGCCGGGGGCTCGTAACTGGGCACAGGGTCCAGCGGGCGTATTCCCACCTTGCGGGGTATTGTATTAGCCTCACACCCGGCCATTGATGGTGTGTTCTGGCCGTCTCTTGTTAGAGCTTGGGCGCAAAAAAACCACGGCTGACGGGCGTGGGGCGTTTCCGCCTGTGTCCTGAGGTTACGAGCCTCATCCCTCTCGGGACAGCATCAGATTAGGCCGGGTCGTGTGTAATGTCAATCACCAGCATCGGGTGCTGGCGAGCGCCCAATTCACATAGGTCACCACATAAGGGTCGCTGGTCCCCGCGTAATTCCGCAACACATAGCCGTCTTTTTTGACGCCAACATACCCACCGAAACTATTCTTGGCGTTGTACTCGAAGCAATGGAGCCACCCCTGCTCATTGCCGCCGCCATCAACCAAGCCCCGGTACCATGAGATTTGCACAGGCTCGGTGTAGATTCTGAACTGCTTGATGCTATCCGGGTCTTTCAGCGAGTTCTTGAGGTGGCTGAATACCACCTGCTCGGCCTTTATCGGGTCCGGCCTCTCGCCAGCATAGATTTTCGTCGGCCCCGTGCTTGGGGTGGCACAGGCCGTCAGCATCATCGATAGAGCGATCACAGCGAATCTAGGCATCATCTTCTCCTTGTCGATTATTCCAGCGGCGTCGCCGCATGAGGCACCTCCACCTTCTCCCCCTTCGCCCGCCGCTTCTTCCGCCAATCCCACGGCGATTCCGGCGCGGCGTCCTGCCATAGACCGACACGCAACGCCCGGGCGGCATCCTCGGCGGAGGCATAGACCACACGATCCGCCTCGGTCTGGTCGTACTGATATTCCTTGAAGTGCCAGGCCAGGCCGCGCAGCAGTTGGTAATGGCTGGCATCCTTCCCGTCGACGATCACCTTGCCGACGAGCCGCCCGTACTTGTCCCGTTTCTCGAAGTCGACAATCACCTCGCGCCCGAATACCAACTCAGACAGCGACTTCTTCGCGGCGTCGCCGAACGGCATTTTCTTCTCGGGCGCATCGATGCCGGACAGGCGCACCGGCATTTCAAACTTCGCGCAATCGATCAACACCGTCACAGTGTCGCCATCGGCCACGCCAACCACCTTGGCGGGGAACTCCGCCGCTATCGCGGGCAGCGTGAGCGCGAACAGGATCAATGGAATCAAGCGCATGACGGACCTCCGATATTGTTGTCCGGGCATTCTACCGCCGCAACGCCGCCCACGTCCCCAGCGCCGCCCGCTCCATCACCCGCAGGCCCTGGAACACCCGTCCGCGCTCGTCGCTGGCCACACCCTGGCAATCCAGGAACAGTTCCGTGATCGCCTCATAGCGCAGGCCGCGCCGGGTGCCGTTGAAATCGTTGTGCGCCCACTGCGTTTCCAGGGCGAAGAACACCGCCGCCGTGTCGGCGTTTTCCGGCCACACCTCCACTGGCCCGGCGTCCTCGTCCTCATCGACCACGCGCAGCCCGAAGGCCGCACCGTCCGTCTCTACGCTGCTGCCGCCGCCGGCCCACTGGCGAGCGACGGCGACGAGTTTTTTACCGCCGCCTCCGTGCCCCCGGCCCGGTACGCCGCCGCGATCGCGTCATAGGCGTCGTCGCAATCGTCCAGCAGGCCGATCAGTTCGTCGCGCGAAAACTCGGCATCCTCGACACCCTCCCAGCCCTCGATGAAGGCCAGCAGGAAATCCGCCTTGATCTCCAGCGTCCGGCGGATCACCTCGGCGGAAGGCATCACCGGCTCGGCCTTCACCGACACGCCATCGGCCACGGCCACGGGCGGCGCATCCAGCGCATCCAGCCGCGCCCGCAACGCATCCACATGGCGCATCCGCTCGGTCAGCGGCAGACGGCGGAAGCGGATCTTCAGCGGCTCATCCAGCCCCGCCAGCGTCACCTCGCGGGTATAACTCGGTCGATTCTTGATCTTCATGGTCAACTCCAGTCAGTGAGTAAAGTCCTGATGCGCGGCGGGCATTGGGCCGTGTCCACGGCAGGAGCGCCCCTTTTCTGTCTCCGTCGTCAGGTGGGTCCGTTCGTCCCACGGTTTCCTGGGGGGATGAAGCCATCCCGGACCATTTTGCCGGCGTCGGCAAAAGGGTCCGCTCGGGGGTGGTTACAGGGCGACGAGTTTGATTTCGTCGTTACCGCTGCTCGGCAGGATGCGCATGTCATAGCTCATCACGCGCCGGCCGTCGATCGCCGACTTTTTCGGGTTGATCAGTTGCACGTTCGGCAGGAAGACCAACATCTTCAACCCGGCCGTCGCCCCGTGGACAATGCCCAGGCTCTGCGTCGTCGCCGCCAGCACGGCGGCATCGAAGGTCACTTCCTGCGCGGCGGTCAGCTCGAGCTGCACGGTGCCCACCGACTCGCGGTCGGCGATGGTCACCATCTGGCCCGGCTCGGTCGCCGTCCCCAGCAGATCGCTGAACGCTAGTTTGTTGCCCAGCTTGATCGTCGCCCCGGCGCTGACGTATTCCGTGCCGCCGGACAGCGCACCCGTGGCATAGGTACAGCCCAGCGTGATCGCGCCGGTATTGGCATCGGTCACCGCCAGCGGCTTCTTCCATGCCGTCAAGGTCGGCGTCGCATTGCTCACCGCCGACTTGCCGCCGTTCAGGCCCAGCAACTCGAAGCTGAACACCGGCCGCTTGCCGACGCTCAGGTCGATGCTCACCTCGCCGCGCGCGCCCAGCAACTTATCCAGCACGCCCGAATCATGGGCATAAAACGCCATCGACTTCAGCGTCGAATAGTCCGTCACCAGGTCATATTCCACCCGGTTGCCCGCCGTGCCCACGCCCGCCTTGAAGCCGCAGGCTTGCAGCAAACTATCCCAGGCCGGAATCGTCGGCGTGGTCATCGAGCCCGACGACTGGAACTCGACGTCGAAACTCAGGCCGCCATGGTTCGAGCCGACGATATGCTCGCTGCCGCCCATATAGCCGCGCACCAGGTCGCGCGGCAGGTTGTTCGACTTCAGGTCGAACGGCTTCAGGTTGCCCACCAGGATGGCATTCGCGCCGCCGGTCGGCGTCGGGTCGGTGCCATAAGTCGATTCCAGTTTTCCCAGAATCACGGATTCGCGTTCAAAGCGCATGTCTTACTCCTTCTCGCCCACGGGCGCCGGTTGCGGATCGGCGGCGGACGCCGGAGCGTCCTCCAGCCATTGATGCGTCTCGGGGCAGTACCGCCGCCCCAGGGGCGCGCCCAGGGCACCCTTGCCGGAAACCGGCGCGGGCGCCGCCGGGCGCGGGGTCTTGTCTTTACTCATGTCTGCCTCCATCAAAAATCAAGGACCGATCACGATCGGCGCGGGTTGCGTCACGATCACCGGATCCGCCGCGGGCACCACGACCGGCGCCGGCTGGTTCACAACCGTGGGAGTCGCCGTGGCGTTGCCTTGGTTGCTGTTGTCCGTCGTCGTCGTGGTGTTCGTCGTCGGGTTCTGACTCTGCGGGCCGATCTGCTCGGTATGGAAACTCGCCGGCCCGCCCGTCGCCGCGCCATCGCCGCTCGCCGTGTTCGTGGTCGTGGTCGTCGTGTTCTTGCCGGCATGCTTCAGTCCGTGAATCGCCACCGCGCCGACAGCGGCATACGGCACCGCGCCCGCCACCAGCCCGGTCACGCTCTGCGTCACCGCCACCGCCGCATCCCAGCCATTCGTCGGCAGCTTCACGTTCAACTGCTTGTCGCGCGGATCGGTGTAGCGCATCGAGCACCCGGACGGGCAATCCAGCACCAGCGTCGGCTGCTTCGCCACGTCGGCCTGCGCCTGCATCAACATGCCCACCGTCGCCGGGTCCGTCGCACAACCCGCCAACGCCAGTAGGGCGCAATAGGCACCCGCCGTATTGCGCCAGAAGAATCGCTTCCTATTCATTGCCACCCCCATTCGTAGATTGCACACGCCCGACCTCGGGCAACCTCATCGCCCAGGTTCGGCATCGGTCGAGCTGAGCGACGACGGCGTCGGCTTCGCCGGCGAGGCTGAGAAGAAATTCACCAGCCTCGACAGAAAGTCGCGCCCCGCCGGCTCCGCCGTCACCGTCGGCGGCGGAGCCGGAGGCGGTGGGCACGGCAGGACAATCGGCGCGGGCGCCCGGGTCGCGCAGCCCGCCAGCAGCAGCGACGCGGCGACGGCTATCCGCCAGCGCTTCGGCCAGTTTTTT